GACCGTTCCGAAGCGAACTACAAGGAGCAAGGCATGAGCGAGCAGGGATGGTTCGGGGGTAACCACGGACCCGAGGGCGACTGGAAGACCCTGAAGGGTCGTATGCTGGAGCCTCACACCCAGCAGCCGATGACTTCCACCTCGCACGGCGACAGCCGTGCACAGGCACCTGCGCCTACCATCGGGTGGGAGACGCACATCCTCGTCAACACGGGCATGACCCGTGGTGGCGGGACTATGGCCAAGTAAGGAGATACCGTGGACGAGGAAGCAACCACAGAGTACGTGGAGATCCGACCGCTCAAGCACACAAAGTGGACGCTCCTCGTCCTCGGTGCTTCTTGGCTAGCAGGAGTAGCGCGGGAGACCGCTGAGACACTTCAGATGGTCTCCATCGCTGCGGCACAGCATAATCTTCACAAGCGTGAAGAGGACAAGTTCTATGAGATCGTAGGGGAAGAGAATGGCTGAGGTATCCGGACCAGGACAGTTCAGCAAGAGGACCGATAAGGCAGTAGGCGAGGCCAACCGTAGCCTGCCCAACGCTGACTATGGTGAGCAGGCTGCCTACCAGGATCAGCGACAGGGCGCACAGGTGGCCCAGAGCCCTGGAGGCAACGTAGACTTTGCCTCGCTATTCGGCGACCCTGCATCCAGGGTGGTGGGGCTCAACGCCCCTTCTGCCCAGCCCGACGTTCCTGTCACTGACGGAGCTGCGATGGGAGCGGGCGCAGGCGAGGAGGCCCTTGGGCTGGTCAACCAGCGCGAGGAGGATCTACAGTCCCTCGCTCCTTACCTTCCGGTCCTGGAGTTCATGGCCAACCAGCCTGGGGCTTCATGGGCCATGCGTAACACCGTGCGCAAGGTGAAGGCGAGCCAGTGATGGCCGACCTGGACTACAAGTACGGCGGCCAGTGGTTCGATGACATGGGAGCCCTGGCTCTAGCTTTCGGTGACGCCCCAGTGATGGGCATTTCCCTGGCACGCTCCGGCGTGTCCAGGGACCAGGCCAACGACATGGCCAAGAACCTTCTTAACAGTGGCATCACTCCGTATGACGATACTGGTCTGGCGGAGCTGCCAGAACCAGAGATCGGAGAGATCGGTGGCGGGTACTGAGTACAACCCAAAGGACATGCAGGTCATCAGTGACGGCGTGCTCTCTGGTGTCGGCTCCATGGAGCAGCTACCTGCGAATGTCCAGGCGAAGCTAGCCGACTACTGGGCAGGGCAGGGCATCGACATGTCCAACCCTAACTCTGATATGACCCAGGCTCAGCTCGCGGAGCTGGCCCGTCAGCGTGGTGCCGCCGAGGGTGGCGGCACTCCGTGGCTTCTCAAGCCTATCGAGTGGGTAGGGTCCAAGCTCTACAAGTTCTACTCCGCAACGGTCTCTCCTATCCTGTCTGCCGGAACGATGTCGCTGCACAGCGTCATCTACGGACGTCCGGACTACATCGGCGAGGATGGCGAGTGGGACGCCTTCCAGGACTATTGGAACCTAGCTCACAAGGTGAGTCCAGGCCAGGCCGTCTGGATGCTCGGCATGAACGACCAGGAGCTGAAGGACAGGGGCATCCGCCCTGACCAGATCGCTCGCGACAAGGACCTCGTGCTGAAGGGACAGTACAGGGACAAGCCAACCCTGAACGACCCGTTCGGTGCACGCATCGCATCCGAGGAATACTTCAGCTCCGGTGCATCCAAGTACGTGTCTGGTGCCACTGACCTCGCGGTCTCCTGGTACCTCGACCCGCTCGTGCTTGGAGGTAAGTCTCTCGGTGCGGCCAAGGCTCTCACCTTTACCAAGCCGACTGCGCCCATGGTGGAGAAGGCTTCGAAGGTAGCGGAGAAGCAGGGGCTGGGACCGGAGGGAACGTTCGACGTCCTCTCTCAGCACAGCAGCTTCCAGTCCATGGTCAACCAGGTCATGAAGGTCAAGACCGCCAACCCGGACAACGCCGCACTGATCCTCCGTCGCGACATGCCAACCATCGCCAAGTCTGCGAACGGTGACGTACTGGCTCGACTGCTCACGTCCGCGAAGGACGCGGACGAGGTCTCTGACGTTCTCCGTGTGTCCATCGGTGACGTAGCCGCCAAGGATGCCCTTGAGGTTCGCAACGCGACCCTGAAGATGCAGATCGACGGCGCAACCGCCAAGCAGTCCGTGCTCGGCCAGTACTACGACAGCATGAGTGACGCATCCAAGCTGACCTCCCACGGTCAGCGCGTGAAGGCGATGCTTGACAACGAGACCAAGCTGATCGCCAAGGCGGACGGCCAGTCTCGTATTGTCTCCGACAAGATCGACAGCTTCGCCTCCCTGGACAACCTGAACTACAACAGGGTGACCACGCCTCTCGGCATGAAGGTGAAGGGATCTCGTGCCGTACAGGATGCCAACTGGCAGAAGGTGACCGGACAGGGCTTCATCCGTGGGACTACCAACCTGATCTACAACGGGTCGGTTGCCTTCCCGATCAAGCTGGTCCGTACGTACAACGGCATCAAGCCGTCGTACTACATCGACGTACACGCAGAGAACGGATACAAGGAGCTTGACGCTGCACTCCAGGAGAACAAGAACGTCCCACGGGACGTTCGCGAGAAGTGGGTCTCTGACTACATCACCGCATCTCCGAACGACCGCAACCTCAAGCTGATCCAGATCGAGAATGACATCGCCTCTGATGTCATCCGCAGGTACAACGCGAAGAACCCAAGCAAGCCGCTCGACATGGCCATGGGCCGTGAGCTGTATGGTGAGCTTGCTCGTATGCGCAGGAATGCGCAGGCCGAGTCCTCTCAGCGTCGTACGTACGGATCCGCCACCACGACCGACCCGACGACTGGCCTGCCAGTTCGTACGGCAGCGGTGGACAGTGACGGCGCTCGACTGGTTCCGACTCCGCTGTTCGAGTCTCAGATGGCCAACCACCACGTCCTGATGGACTTCGACCTGTTCGAGAAGGCAGTCTTCGCGAATGGTTCCAACTGGGCGAAGATGAGGGAGAAGTTCGGTACCGGATGGACTCGCACCCAGAAGGTAACCGATGAGCTGACCACCTACTGGAAGTTCGCTCAGCTGTTCCGTATCGGCTACGCGCCGAGGGCGCTGGCCGACGACTTCCTTGGTCAGGTAGCCCGCTTCGGTGGGGCTGCCATGCTGATGCGCACCGCCTCCGGTACGGCTGACGGCATGAAGGACATGTTCAACGCAACGATCCGTCGCAACAGGACGGCTCAGCTCAAGCTGGACATGGCCAACAAGGAGACTCAGCTCAGCCAGATGGCAACCATGCAGGCCAACCTGAAGGCGCAGATCACCCGAGGGAAGGCCAAGGGCCAGGACGTCACCTCACTTGAGGATGACCTAACCACTCTGATTGACGACACCATGCGCGTGCGTGACGAGCACGCGAACCTGTCTGCCATTGCCGCGACTGGTGCATCCAAGAAGGACGTGAGGATCGGCCGCGAGGTCTTCTCTCCGTACTTCGGAGGCCAGCAGGGAGAGCTGTTCGCAGACCTCTCCAGCGGTGGTCGCAACATGTTCAACCTGATGGGAACCCAGACCGACTGGTACCTGAAGGAGGTTCGTCGTCGCGACTGGGAGCACATCGACCCCGTGACTCACGGAGCCGAGAAGCACCTACAGGCGTGGGAGCGTGTCATCTCCCGTCAGATCGCTCAGTCCGAGGTCGGCAAGCTGGCAATGGCTGGCAAGTCCGAATCCGAGCTGGCTCACTGGATGAGGTCGACCCCAGAGGGTCGACGCTACGCTCACGACGTGAAGCCTTCCGCTCGCAGCGTGGATGAGCAGGCTCGCCTCATCAAGGCCGAGGTGGACCACGTGATGAACCCTGCCCTTCCAGGCATGGATCAGATCAGGGCCGCAGCAGCCAAGGGCGAGAGCATCACCCAGCTACTGAAGGACACGCCACTCGCCAACAGGCCGATGGTCAACGGTGAGACGTGGAGGTACGCGGAGGGTACCAGCCCTGTCGCGCAGCTCATGAACTCCAGCATCAACAGCTTCTACAAGTGGGCGAACCAGCTGCCCGCTCAGAAGTTCCTTCGCCACCCGCTGTTCGGCCAGAGCTACAAGGCTCACCTGGCTGACCAGCTTCGCATCATGCGCGCTCAGGGTGTAACCCACCTTGACGACACTATGCGCAAGGCGATGGAGGAGAACGCCCGCAAGGGTGCGCTCGACGATGTCAAGAAGTTCACCTTCACGCTTGACTCCGAGTCCAAGATGAGCTACATGCTCCGCAACTTCGGCGCGTTCTTCGGGGCGCAGCAGGAGAGCTGGAACCGCTGGGCAAGGATCATCTCGGACAAGCCGCAGGTTCTGCCTCATGTGGCTCAGGTCTACGGAGCACCAGCTCGCGCCGGTCTCGTGGTGGACCAGGACGGTAACCCGGTCGACGGTGCCGGATACAGCACTGACCCTCTGACGGGTGAGCGTAAGCTCACCTCGTACACGGACAGGAAGATGCTGATCCAGGTTCCCGAGTACCTGGGTGGGAAGAAGCTCAACAAGGCCCTTGGTCTTGACGAGGATGCCTCGTTCGTCGTTCCGATGTCCAGCCTTGAGCTGGTCCTGAACAACGGTGACGGTGCACTTCCGGTTGGCGCTGGACCATACGTCCAGATCGCAGCCAACCACTTCGCACAGGATGACCCTGGCTTCGCCGACTGGTCGAAGAAGATGGGTGTCCTGCCGTTCGGGCCGCAGGACTCTTGGACCAACTTCGTCAACCCGACCACCGGTCAGCGCCTGTCTCAGGCGAATGACGACATGGGCCAGACCAAGCAGCGTGCGCTGTTCTACATGATGCAGGTCGAGAACTACAAGTACGAGGAGGGGCTGCGCGACACTGAGCCCACCTGGGATGAGCTGAAGGACAGGGCCGATCGCTGGACCATCTTCAGGACTGCGGCAGCCTTCGGGCTTCCGTTCTCCGTGAACGGCCAGGATCCGTACCAGTACTTCCGTGACGAGTTCCAGAGGCTACAGAAGCTGGACCCCAACTCTGCGGACGAGAAGTTCTACGACAAGTACGGCGACAGCCTGTACCTGTTCTCTCAGTCCATGAGCAAGAACAACAGCGGTCTCCGCCCCACGGCGGAGAGCGTGAAGATGTCCAAGCACTACCAGGATCTGATTGGCGACCTCGGCCCCGAGTGGGCTGGTGCAGTAGTCGGATCCGAGGGTGATGGAGTATACTCGGACGGGGCATTCTATTACCAGAAGTCCCACTCCGTAGACCCCGCATCGAACACTCCGGACCGAAGCAACATGTCGGCTCGCGAGGCCATGGATGCAGCGAAGATCGACCGTGGATGGAAGCAGTACAACTCCATCATGGACATGGTCAACGCTGACCTGTTCGATCGAGGTCTGGCGTCGTACAACGACGACGGAGCCGAGGATCTTGAGGCCATGCGCAAGGCGGCCATCACCGTGCTTACCTCTCCGACCCTGAACGGCGAGCCGAACAAGTGGTACAACGAGGCGTGGACTCGTGAGTTCGGTAAGATGGACAAGGCGAAGTATGACATCAACGCTCAGAAGTGGTCGAAGATCGTGAGTGACCCTGAGATCTGGGCAAAGGCCGCACTGCCTGACGGCACTGTCGGCCAGCGCTCCGACGTGTACTCCATGAAGACCTACCTCACCTACCGTGCACAGATGCAGGCAGTGCTTGCTCAGCGCGACCAGGAGGGTGGATCTGCGGACATCACTGCTCAGTCGAACAACGACCTGAAGACCTCTTGGGATGACATGGTGATGCAGCTCATGGAGCAGGACACCAAGTTCTCCTGGGTCCACAGCAGGTACTTCGCTACGGACATGGGCTTCAACCTCGACACGAAGGCCGACGAGGAGGAGCAGCAGAACCTTCTCTTCGGTGACGCTTCGATCATCGGTGAGCAGGCTGCCCCACAGCAGCCTGGAATCGGAATGATGGACAGTCTTGAGGCAGGAGGCGTAAGTGGCTGACGGCGATGGAGTAGGTGGTGGAACCGGTCTCGGCTCTCCAACCCAGAAGAAGAAGGAGCAGTCCTTCTCTGATGCGGTGAAGAGTGCTGCGGCCGGGTCCGCACCCAAGAAGTCGGCATCCGCACAGGATCCTCTCGTGTTCCTCGGGTACAGCAACAAGACGCTGCCCGAGCACTTCAACGTCGGCTCTACCGACCCGAAGTACTACGAGAGGCTCCTCGGAGCCAAGACGGCCACGCTCTCGCAGGTGGCCGGTCAGTACTACAACTGGGATCAGAAGACTCGGGACAAGTTCCTGAGCCAGCTGAACCTGGCTGGGTACGACACCAACGGAATGCAGGATTCCCAGATCGCGGGGATGTGGGCTTCATACGCCCAGCAGGCAGCGGCGTACTACGCCGCTGGCAACTCCATGACACCCTGGGACATCCTGGCCAAGGACATGAAGCAGCGCGAGGCATACCTGAACACGCCTCGCTCGGTGACTCAGACGAGCACCGCCTACGACATGTCCACGAGGGAGGACGCTCATGCGATCTTCCTTCAGGCGGCTCAGTCCCTACTGGGACGTGACCCGACCAAGTCTGAGATCAGCGCCTTCCAGAAGGCGCTGAATGCCTACGAGAAGGCGAACCCAACCGTCACCACCCAGACGACCAACTACATGGGCGACACGGTCACTGGCCAGTCCAGTACGACCAAGGGTGGAGTCAAGGAGGGCGCTCGTCAGCTCATGGCAGTCGAGGACGTCAAGAGGGATCCGGAGTTCGGTGCCTACCAGGCAGCGACTACGTACTTCGATGCGATGATGCAGATGATCGGTGGAGGAAGCTAAGGCATGGCAATCAACGGAGCAGAGCTAGCTGACTGGGCTAAGCAGTGGACCGGCACGCCCTACGTGTGGGGCGGCAACTCCCTGTCCGGTGGAGTGGACTGCTCCGGCCTTGTCCAGCAGGTCTACAAGCACTTCGGCATCAACGTCTCTCGCACCACGTACAGTCAGATCGGTGAGGGCAAGTCGGTCGGCATGAACGAGCTTCAGGCTGGGGACATGGTCTTCTTCGACACCAACCCGAACGTCAAGGGTCCCGACCACGTCGGGATCTACCTCGGTGGTGGCAAGATGATCCATGCTCCCCGCCCTGGCAAGAACGTGGAGATCGTCTCCCTCACCTCCGGCTACTACCAGAACGCCTTCATGGGCGGACGCCGCGTAAGCGGCATCGAGGGCGGAGGCAAGGCTGGCGACTGGGATCCAACGGACACCAAGAAGCTCAGCCCAGAGGAGCTGGCAGCCGAGTACGGCTGGGCGTACGGCTTCCTCAAGTCCAACAAGGAGCTACGCGGCCTCTTCGATGAGGCTGTGGACGGTAGCTGGTCTGCCGACAAGTTCCAGGCCAAGCTGAGGAACACCGAGTGGTGGAAGAAGAACTCGGACACCATGCGCAAGGCCCAGATGGAGAAGCAGACTGACCCGGCTACATATAACGCCAAGGTCTCTGCGGTCAAGGTTCAGGTGCAGCAGCTAGCGGCGGAGATGGGCGCAGCCATCCCGCCGAACAAGCTCAACAAGGTGGTCGAGCAGGTCCTGACCACCGGCCTTGACGAGGCCGGACTGCGTAACGTGCTCGGTGGATACATTCAGTTCCAGAAGAACGGCAGCACCCTCAACGGCGAGGCCGGTCAGTACGAGAACATGATCCGCCAGTTCGCTTACACGAACGGCGTGTCCGTCGACAAGCAGGCCATCAAGAACCAGGCACAGCTCATCGCCAGGGGGATGGCTACCGAGCAGGACTTCAAGAACCAGATCACCAACCAGGCGATCAGCCTCTATCCCGGTTACACTCAGCAGCTCCAGGCTGGGCAGACCATGATGGACATCGCCTCTCCGTACATGCAGACCATGGCGGAGGATCTGGAGATTCCGTACACCAAGATCAGCCTGACGGACCCGCTCATCAAGCGGGCCCTGAATGGCGTCAACAGTCAGGGCAAGCCCGTGGGGCTTGACCAGACACAGTTCCAGCAGCTCATCAGGAATGATCCACGCTGGAGGCAGACTAAGGGCGCTCAGGATGGAGCGATGGCTACTGGCCTCAAGGTCCTGAAGGACATGGGGATGATCGGAGGACAGTAAGGTGGGACAGCCGACCTTCGAGCAGTTCTTCTCTGCCATCTCTGAGCAGGAGTCCAACGGCAGGTACAATGCCGTGGGTGTATGGGTCAATGGACACCGCGCCTACGGTAAGTACCAGGTCATGGACTTCAACATCCCGAGCTGGACCAAGCAGTACTACGGCAAGAGCCTGACTCCTCAGCAGTACCTGAACAACCCCAAGGCGCAGGAAGCTGTAGCGAGGGGCAAGCTCCAGTCGTACTACAACAAGTACGGCGCTCGCGGAGCGGCGAGCGCCTGGTATTCGGGTAACCCGAACCTGCACATGTCCACCAAGTCACAGCCTGGTGGCCCGTCCATCAAGGGCTACGTAGACTCGGTCATCAACAAGGCATACAAGTATCCATCTGGAGGGTCATCCTCCAACTTCTCGACAGGGAGTACGGCCACGCCAAAGCTATCAAGCGCAGAGCTAGCGGAGCAGTACGGCTTCGTCTCCAGCTTCCTGAACTCCAACAAGGAGCTGAAGAAGCTGTTCCAGGACGCTGTCGCTGGAGGATGGAGCGCCGATAAGTTCCAGGCCAAGCTGCGCAATACGAAGTGGTGGAAGGGGCACAGCAAGGACGAGAGGGAGTGGCTACTCCAGCTCAAGGCTGACCCGGCAACCGCCAAGCAGGAGATGTCTCAGGCTCAGGTCAAGATCAAGCAGCTCGCCAATCAGATGGGCATGATCATGACTAAGGACATCCAGAAGTACCTGGACAAGGCCGCCTACAACATGGTGGCGCTCGGATGGGACGAGAGTCAGCTGCGTTACTACCTCGGTCAGTACGTCTCCTTCAAGGGCGAGACGCTACAGGGCGAGGGCGGCGAGGCAATCAACGAGATGCGTGAGTACGCATACTCCATGGGCGTCTCCCTCGGAGACACCTGGTACACGGACAGGGCGAGGAACATCCTGCGTGGAGTGGCGACCATTCAGGACTACAAGTCTGAGATCATGAACAAGGCGAAGGCTTCGTTCCCTCAGTGGACCAAGCAGATCGAGGCCGGTCAGTCCGTGGCCGACATCGCTTCACCATACATGCAGTCCATGGCTCAGATCCTGGAGCTGCCCCAGGGCAGCGTCAACCTGTTTGACACTACGATCAAGAAGGCCCTGAACTACACCAACCCAGGGAACCTCCAGAAGGAGGCCAAGCCTCTGTGGCAGTTCGAGAACGAACTGCGCAGCGACCCTCGCTGGAAGAAGACGAAGAACGCTCAGGACAGTCTGTTCCAGGTGGGCCACCAGGTCCTGGCAGACTTCGGATTCAAGTACTAAGGAGTATCGATGGCTAACTGGCAGGACATGATCCATCAGCTGATGGCTCAGAGGACTGCTGCCTCCGCTTCCGGCCTGGCCAGGACAACCCTGCCAGGCAAGGTGGACAGCAACGCATCCCTTGAGATCCAGCTCAAGGCTCTCGACGCACAGCTCAAGGTCCTTCAGAAGCAGACCGCTGCGGCCAACGCCAAGCTGAAGGCACTGAAGGCCAAGAAGAAGCCAACCGCTGCCGACAAGCGCAACATCGCCCTCCAGGAGATGACGCTCAAGAGGCTGGACGCACAGCTCAAGGCTGCAACCACCAAGCGCACGTCCGTCCAGAACAAGTACTACGAGTCGACTGGCCAGTACGACAAGCTCCTGACCGGAGAGAACAGGGACGCCTTCATGGCGCTCAACTCCCTGTTCCAGCAGTACGGTCTCGGCAGTCTGGCTGGCAAGATCTACGAGTACGTGAAGAACGGTTACGGCGCTGACACCATCTCCATCCTGCTCCAGGACACTCCTGAGTACAAGAAGAGGTTCGCAGCGAACGAGGCCCGCCTCAAGGCGGGCATGTCCGTACTGTCGCCTGCTGAGTACATCGCAGTGGAGAACAGCTACCGTCAGATCATGAGGCAGTCGGGACTTCCCGAGGGCTTCTACGACTCCGCCTCCGACTTCACCGGCTGGATCAGCGGAGACATGAGCCCCACGGAGCTACAGTCTCGTGTGGATCTGGCGACGCAGGCCACTGCGCTCGCCAACCCTGCGTACAAGGCAGCCCTGAAGCAGATGGGCCTGTCGGATGGAGAGCTGGCAGCGTACTTCCTGGACGCTGACCGAGCCCTTCCGTACCTACAGAAGTCTGCGGCTACCGCAGCCATCGGAGCCGAGGCGCTACAGCGTGGCCTGGACTTCGACAAGACGTACGCAGAGAACCTGGCAACCTCTGGCATCGGTCGCGAGGAGGCAGCTCAGGGATACGCCAAGATCGCTGACGAGTTCAGTGACCTCAAGACCCTGGGCCAGATCTACGGTGGCGGCTGGACTCAGCGCCAGGCCGAGGAGGACGTGTTCGTCGGCGGGACCGAGGCAAGCAAGCAGCGTGAGACCCTGATCAACCGTGAGAAGGGCACGTTCAGTGGTGCCGCAGGTGGTGCCCGCTCTGGACTTGCGTCTCGCGGCGGAGCAAGGTAACTTAGAAGACGTGACCAGCCGTACCTAAGTACGGCTGACACGTTATCTCTTTGTAGTGGATTGGCACCACACCTGTTTTGGGAACAGGCAAAGAAGGTTCGATTCCTTCCAGAGAGACGAGAGCGGAGATCCCAGGTGCAACTCCTGGCCCCTGGACCACGTCTAGGGTGTGGGGATTCAGCAACCCGCCGCTCGTGACTTGCCCTGTTGGTGTAGTGGTAACATACCTGTCTTCCAAACAGAGGTTGCGAGTTCGATTCTCGCACAGGGCTCTGCTCGTTAGTGGAGAGGTTCCACGTCAGGCTCATAACCTGAAGACCAGGGTTCGAATCCCTGACGAGCCATGCGTTCGAGGTAGTGGTACTGACCTGGTCTCCAAAGCCAAGGTCTGCGGGTTCGACTCCTGCCGGGCGTGCTCTATGCTCTCTGGTGTAATCGGCAACATAGGTGGCTCTGGACCACTTGTACTGGGTTCGAATCCTGGGGGAGCAGCTGTGGAAGGTAGCGTCCAATGGTGGGCAAGCGGTCTAGAAAGCCGTGCCGGGTGTGACAGCCTGGGGGTTCGATTCCTCTACTTTCCTCTGGAAGATGTGGCCGGTGGCGGCCACCTCCCCTGCTAAGGGAGTTCGGGGTAACGCCCGGTGGTTCGACTCCACCTTCTTCCGCTGGATGGGTGCTGGGACACAAGCGGGGCTGTAACCCCTGCGTCGCGACGCGGCTTGCTCGGTTCGATTCCGAGACGTCCAACCACGTGGTCCTGATCCTCTTGGTGAGGACGCCGCCTGCAAAGCGGCGGGATCGGTTCGAATCCGACTGGGCTTCTGGGGGTTGTTAAGGTGACAGGTTGGTTTTGCAAACCGACTCAGCGGGGTTCGATTCCCCGAATCTCCACTCGGTTGTAGCACAACGGTTAGTGTGCCTGCCTGATACGCAGGGGATCACGGTTCGACTCCGTGCAGCCGTACCACTTGCATATGTAGCTCAATGGTAGAGCGACCGCCTGTCGAGCGGTAGGTCGAGGGTTCGATCCCCTTCATGTGCGCTGGCCTGAATCTCAGGCTTTTGGTCCATTAGCCCAACGGTAGAGGCACTGGTCTTAGGAACCAGCAAGTGATGGGTTCGAATCCCTCATGGACTACAACGAGCGGGGGCACCTGCTCGGAGAGTGACAGAATCGAGTCTGACCTACGAGTAGGGTCAGAGCGATTGTGCACGTGGCGTTAGAGAACGCCACGACCTGACGGCAAGTGCTGAGGGTCGTGGATGGAGGGAACCTTAGCGGGGGACCGAAGACGCGCTTAGCGGCAAACACGTGGCTCCGGAGATAACTCATTGGCTGAATGACTCGGCTCCGGTTGCGGGTAGCGTCCCGCCTCTCACATACCTTGCTAGCTCACTGGTAGAGCACCGGCTTGAAAACCCGGGGGACATGGTTCGATTCCATGGCTTGGTACTGTGACCATCGTTCAGTGGTAGGACTCGGGGTTGTGTCCCCCGTAGCGAGGGTTCGATTCCCTCTGGTCACCCCGCCCGACTAGCTCAAAGGACAGAGCAGGCAGCTACGGACTGTCAGATCAGGGTTCGATTCCTTGGTTGGGTACTTGTAACACAATGATCTAGTCGCACAATTGGGCGTGCAGTCGGCTCTTAACCGTTGAGGATGTGGGTTCGAGTCCCACCTAGATCACCTTGCCCCACTAGTCTAGTGGCAACGACACCTGGTTCTCACCTAGGAGTCGGGGGTTCGATTCCCCCGTGGGGTACTGCGGCACTCAGGTGCCGCTCTGCCTGGTTAGCACACGTTGGCCCATGCACCTGTCTAGTAAACAGGAGAACGCCGGTTCGATTCCGGCACCAGGCTCTGGAGCGCAAGCTCTTATTCTCCGATGGCCAAGTGGTAAGGCAGACGGCTGTTAACCGTCAGAGCGCTGGTTCGATCCCAGCTCGGAGAGCTGCCTCGGTGTAGGACGCAGTCAAGTCTCCTAAACTTGAGATCAGGGTTCGACTCCCTGCGAGGCTATGCCCGGTTCGTCCAATGGGAGGGCCGCACTCTTACAAAGTGCAGACGGCGGTTCGATTCCGTCACTGGGTACCGGTACGCCCTTGCTGGCAGGCAGTACCGTAGTGAAGACCAGCACACACATAGCACGAGCGAAGCCACGGTTCCCTAGCCGTGGCTTTTGGCGTGCGCTACCTAATCTAGGAGATCGCATGAGCAACTGGGGTATCGAGGACGCAAACGACCTGGGCGGAAACAACGACAACTCCGGCCCCAAGGCACTTCGTGACGCGTACGACGCACTGAAGCAGCAGAACAAGGAGCTAGCAGACGGTCTGGCCGCCGTCAACAAGCAGCTCCGTGATCAGTCTGTGGGTGCGGCCCTCAGCGAGCTTGGCATTCCCGCTGCTGCCGCTGAGCAGTACAAGGGAGAGGCGGACCCGACCAAGGTCCGTGAGTGGGCGACTCAGATGCAGTCGCTATTCGGCGGCGGACAGGCGCAGACGCCTGGCAGCACCCCACTAGTTGAGACTCCGCAGGGTATCGACCCTGCGGTTGCAGCGCAGATGCAGAACATGCAGGAGGCTGGCCAGCAGGGTCAGCCGCTCGGCAACTTCGAGGCTGCACAGGCTCGTCTCAACGACGCTACTGATCTAGCGGGCCTACTGTCTGCATGGCAGACCATGAAGTAAGCCCCATCCTCTTTGGAGGTAGGTGTGGCTAACGCCTTCACCGGTACTGCGGCGATGAGCAATCTCGTCCAGACCACGTACGACCGTGCACTGGAGTTCGCGCTCCGTGCACAGCCGATGTTCCGTACGATCGCTGACAAGCGTCCCGTACAGCAGGCAATGCCTGGTTCGAGCGTCGTCTTCAGCCTGTACCAGGACCTGGCGCAGGCGATCACCCCGCTCAATGAGCTGGTTGACCCTGACGCGGTTGCCGCTGGCAACCCGACTACTGTGTCCGTCACTCTGAACGAGTACGGTAACAGCATCCTCGTCTCCAACAAGCTGGACCTGTTCAGCTTCACCGACGTGACCGCTGGTCTCGTCAACCAGGTGGCGTGGAACCTTGTCGACTCTGTCGACACCATCGTTCGTAACGTCCTTTCGGGCGGAACGAACTACATCCGTGACAACGGTGCCTCTGGTCCCGTGTACAACGGTGCGCAGACCACTGTAGGTACCACCGCAGCCGACACGTTCGGTTCTGCATGGGTACGTCTGGCTGTAGCGAAGCTCCGTACCAACAAGGTGCACCCGAACAAGGGCAGCTTCTTCACCGCGTACATCCACCCAGAGGTCTCTCACGACCTCCGCGCTGAGACCGGAGACGCCGGATGGCGTCTGCCGCACAGCTACTCTTCTGCCAACAACATCTGGGCAGGAGAGATCGGAGAGTACGAGGGTGCAGTCTTCATCGAGACTCCACGTACTCGTATCCAGACGGACGCCGGTGCTGGTGGCACCGTCGACGTGTACGACACGTACTTCACCGGACAGCAGGCCCTGGCCGAGGCTGTGGCGGAGGAGTTCCACACTGTGCGTGGACCGGTCGTCGACAAGCTGACTCGTTTCCAGCCTCTCGGTTGGTACGGTGTCGCAGGCTGGAGCCTCTACCGCCAGGAGGCCCTGATCCGTGCTGAGAGCGCAAGCTCGATCGCGGTCAACGCCTAATGACTAGGGGCCCCTTCGGGGGCCCCTTTTCTTACATCCCAAGGAGAACAATGTCTGGCTTCGACAACACCAGTTTCACCGTCCGTGTCGTGTCTGCGACCACCACCCTCACGAACAACGACTACGTTCTGAGCGTGGAGGCACCAGCGGCGAACGTGACCGTGAACCTTCCGGCTGTAGCTTCCGTACAGCCCGGCCGTACGTACATCATCAAGCGTGATGGTACGGCAACTCAGACTGTCACCCTCGACGGTGCTGGATCTGAGACCATCAACGGCGCAACCACTCGTGCAGTGGGTGCGGCCGGAACCGCAGGTGCCTGCGTCATCATCTCCGATGGTGGCGAGTGGCACGTCATCGGTAGCTACTGAGTGAGGAGGGGCCTTGGCTACCTGGCTATTTACCACGCCTACGGTGGCTGAGGCCCCCTTCGCGTGGAACCCGCTGATGGAGAGGTTCAGGATGAACCGAGCTATCTCCATCCGAGAGATCGCCCCTGACGTCTGGCGTGAAGTGCGTTACGACGCATACACAGAGGAGCAGGGAGCGACGAACTACCCAACACCAGCAGGTGGATGGGGAGATCCAGACTTCTGGCAGCAGCCCTCCGAGGGCCTGCGTTACTACCGTGGTGGCTACGAGTGGCTCGTAGATGACGCCACGAAGGCATCACTCATCGCCTCCGGTCTCGTGACCGAGGCTAACTTCGACGCCCCGACAGGTACCTTCGGTGCTGGAGGCTTCGGAGAGGGAGGCTTCGGCGGATGACATACACTCCGATCGCCAAGGGAACGTCCGACTGGGACGTTCCAGTCAATGCTGCGTTCTCTGATCACGAGGCACGCATCACCCAGAACACCACCGACATCGCGACCAACTCCTCTGCCATCAGCAGCAAGGTGAGCAAGTCCGGCGACACCATGACCGGTCTGCTGATCGTGAACAACCCGTCCAGCATCTCGCTGATCGCTCAGGCGAACGGAACGAGCAACCTGGCCGAGTTCAAGAACTCCAGCGGCACTGTACGTACCGCCATCAACCCGACCGGAAACCTCCAGACCAGCTCGACCGCCTTCATCACGACTGGCATGCAGGTTGGTTCCACCAATACCGACTTCGGTAACGGTACCGGAGGCATCATCGGAGTGGACGACGCAACCGCCGTCCCGAACGCCAACCCTACGGGTGGCGTGATCATCTACTCCGAGGGTGGATTCCTCAAGATCCGCATGGCTGACGGCAAGGTCGTCAACCTGGCCAACCTGGCTACCGTGGACTTCCAGGCCCAGGACCATGGGCTCATCGGATGGACACAGGACCCTGCTGGACTGAACGCCGATGGTGCCATCAGCACCTCGGGCGTGGTCTACCTGAGCAAGATCCTTGTACGCCAGGCCACCACCATCTCCAACCTGGTGGTAACTGTCCAGACTGCGGGAGCTACGCTCACCGCTGGGCAGAACTGGATCGGACTGTATGGTCCGACCGGTACCAAGCTCCAGGAGGTCAACATGGACAGCGACTTCACCTCCATCGGCACCAAGACCAAGGCGATCACTCCGACCGCCGTGTCCGCAGGACACGTCTACCTGGCGATCCTGACCAACGGAACTACGCCACCAAGGTTCCTGTATGGCAACGGCACTTCCGCCTCCGCCCTGAACATCAACCTGCTGCCTTCGGGTGGCGCACCGAGGTTCGTAGACTCCGGAGCAGGACAGACCACGCTTCCAGCGTCCATCACCCTATCCAGTGCTGCCACCAACGCGTCCGCGCGTTGGGGTGCAATCTTCTAAGGAGTGAGCATGGCTCACGAGTACTACGACCCGGCGAAGCAGCCTTGCTCCCCGCAGTGGCACACTGAGTGCTGCCCAGGAGCGATGTGCCCTGCTGGACCTGGTGGAAACTCCACCATCACGGAGAACAACGAGAAGGGGATCCTGGAGACTCGCCTCTTCGAGGTCATCGCCACTCACCAGCAGGCGGAGCTAGGCTCCGACCACGACTCGTACAAGCAGGGCATCTACACCACGAACAGCGTGGGAGACAATGACTAAGCGAGTCAAGAAGGGCACCCACTGTTCGAGTGGGTGCCCGACGAAGGACCACAAGACGTTCGGCGAGTGCATGCGTAGCAAGAATCTCCAGCTCAACCCGAACCTGAGCGACACCGGAAAGAGCAAGGCGTGGGACGCCGAACTCCAGGCGTATAGGGACGCAAGGTCCCAGGGGATTCAGCCTGCCGGTACGACCATGGCCAAGGTGCAAGAGGCCGTAGAGATCAGTAACGCCACGGGGGTGGCGTACAAGGGGGCGTAATGCCCAAGCAGTATGCAAGCGTGACAGGGATGGTTCAGTACATCCCCGAGGCAGACATCCTCACCAACGCGGGGTTCCAGTTCCCAGTCGTCGCCAACACTGTCTTCTGTCAGCTCACGCTGCCAGCGGGACACTGGAGGATCGACGTGACCAGGCTGGCCTATGGTACCGGGACCCCGCAGATCGCCAACAACAGCCACTTCTTTGTTGGTGCCGTCAACCACACCCTGACCACTGGTGGAATCCTGGGCGTCCTGTACGAGTACCAGTACTTCCTGACCCTGAACGGCACTACTGCCATCGGAGTCAGGTCCATCGGTGATGGTTCAGCAAACATCGGCGTAACGGCTGGCATCACAGTCATCCGCCTTCCGTAAGGAGTAACCGTGGCAGTCACATTTGCCAACATCGTGGACCGAGTGAATCAGCAGCTACTCGGCTACACCAAGGATCAGGCGTCTGTGTCGTACCTGACGGCAGCAGTGACTGCTACGGACACCACCTTCACCGTGGATCCTTCGACTGCGACCAACCTGTCTCGCGGTCTCATCGAGATCGGTGACGAGCTGATCCAGGTCAAGAGCTTCGACCGTGGGTCCGGTACCGTCATGGTGCTGGGTGGAGTGAATGGGCGCGGGTATGCAGGTACCACGGCAGCCACTCACAACATCGACGACATCGTCACCAACGATCCTCGCTTCCCGCGTCAGCGCGTGAAGGAGGCCATCAACGACACCATCCTCGGTCTGTACCCAGACCTCTGGGTCTTCGCTCAGTATGAGTTCCCGTACAACTCCGCAAGGTACGAGTACCCGATCCCGGCTGACGTCGATGACGTGTACAAGGTGACCATCAACACCATCGGTCCATCCGGTGTGTGGTTCCCGGCGCAGAGCTGGCGCTTCAACCCGATGGCATCCACCACCGTGGGTCAGGTCAAGCCAACCCCTACACCAACCGGCAAGACTCTTCAGATCTATGACCGCGTCGTTCCCGGAAGGAACGTGCGGGTGAGTTACACGAAGGGCCCTTCCACACTAACGAACAACACCGATGACTTCACGACTGTCACCGGCTTCCCGGAGCGCTACGTGGACATGATCACGTACGGCGCAGCGTGGCGACTCCTTCCTGCCTACGAGGCAGCCCGACTTCAGCAGGCTTCCATCGAGGCTACTGAGAGGGCACCGCTCGTACCTACGAGCGCCGCTTCGCAGACGTCCCAGTTCTTCCTGGCCCTCTACACCAAGAGGCTCAACGAGGAGCGCACCAGGCTTCAGAGGCTGTACGAGTCTTACCAGACCTTCAACGGATAAGGGAGCACCATGGCTACCCGTTACTACAGCAGCGTGGCCGCAGAGACCACGCTGGTGGCTTCCATCACCAATGGAAACACGAGCATCCAGATCGCCTCGGCGACTGGTCTGCCAGCCCTGACGCCATTCACTCTAGCCCTGGACTATGAGGCGGCAACCGAGGAGCTGGTGGAGGTAACCGCAGTAGCGGGTACCACTCTGACCGTCACCCGAGGGATCGACGGAACCTCTGCGGCAGCACACAATGCAGGTGCAAGGGTTCGTCACGTCAGCTCCGCCCGAGACTTCTCGGACTCCCGCACTCACGAGCAGGCGGCAACCAATGTTCACGGCACTGCCGTGGGCAGTGCGGTCGTGGGTACGAACGACACTCAGACCCTATCAAACAAGACCCTGAACGATGCCAGCGGAACCCTGTCGAACATCGACATCTTCGCCAACAGCCCCACCTGGGTGACCACGGTCAACGCGGACATCACAGGTACGGCAGACATCATGAAGTGGCTGAGGGATTCCTCCGAGCCGCACGAGGTTGCCAAGATCACCAACAACGGTGGACTCTTCCTGCGCAACCAGAACGCGGCAGCCGACTCTGTACACAACACGTACAGGATCAGGGTTACCTTCGACAACGGAACCACCGACACGTTCCGCGTCCTCTCTGGAGGACAGGTGGACATCTTCGGTAAGGATCCGACCGCATCCGTCCTCGACGTACAGGCCGCCGCTTCGCAGAGCGGCGACATCATGCGCGTTCAGGACTCCAGCTCTGCAACCCTTATGGCAGTGCAGAGCACCGGCAAGACCCTGGCCAACCGTGGTGCAACCATCGCCCAGCCGGGCGTGCTGACTGGCGCAGTCCTTCAGGTCGGAGGAAGCAACGTCGGCTACTCGGGCAACCTGACTCAGTGGGTCAGCCCCGGTAACGCCATCGTAGCCTCCATCAATCAGGATGGTGCGGCTAGCTTCAGCTCCAGCGTGACCGCTGGTGGTGCGCTGACCGCCAACGGTCTTGCCGTACTGAATGCTGGTGCGGACATCACGGGAACGCTGCTGGTGTCTGGCCACACTGCGGCTACTGGCACCTCGGTGCTCACCGCAGCGGCGGGATTCAGTGTGGATGCAGCTACGCAGGCCATCGTGAAGTCTGGCTGGATCATCGTGACTGGCGTCCTCCTGCGCACCGGAAGCACGCTCACGGCGTCCGCAGCGGGCAACCTGACCGACACTGCCCTGTGCACCATTCAGGCGTCCTGGAGGCCGGACAGCGCCTTCGGTTCCGACCGTATGGTGACCTCGTTCGGCACTGGCTTCACCTCCGGTGGAGTGGGCCTGAACCCGTCGACCGGAGCGGTCGAGCTTCTCGACGCGCACAGCACTAGCACCATCGACAACGGTCACACCGTTCGCTTCACCTACGTCTACCCGCAGTAAGGAGTAACCAGTGGCAACACTCGTACGTAAGATCCCGGACCAGCTCAGTGGCCTGGGTTCTGCCGTTCAGGGTCAGTACAGTCTCCAGGACAACGCGTATGACTACGCCCTCGCTGGTATCCCTTTCCTCTCCGCCACGCAGGACAACCGTCCATACACTGAGCGCATGGCGGAGATCAGGAAGCAGCAGTTCGACTCATTCGCTGAGCCTGGTGAGCAGTCGATCTCCGGTAACTTCTGGTGGCTCAGGTCCCAGTCCACCTTCAATGGTGGAGCTGGCCTGCTGTACCAGGACCCGGACAACGACAACCAGTTCAACTTCAAGTTCGCCGAGTCCCTTGGCGTAGATCCATGGACATCTGGACAGCTCAAGCTGCTCAGGGATGTGGGGCTGGTCGGAGCTACCGCATCCACTCCGATCCGCGTCAGGGGATTCGTCGACACTTCTGGTGTCGACGCATACTGGGTGTCCTACAACGACCACTTCGACAAGGTCACCGACTCCGGCACTACCGCCATCATCGGTGCCACGCTTGACCCGATCTACGACCTGACGTCTTCGGGTAAGCGCTACTTCATCGTGGTCTCCAACGGCATCAAGACTGGTGTGGACGCTGGCGCAACCAGCGTCATGTACACCGGCACCTACAACTCCACCTCTGAGATCGAGTTCCTGAAGGGCCGCCTCGTCTTCGGGCAGGATAACAAGGTCTACCAGCTACTCACGTCCGCATCCTCTGCGGCACTGCCGACTGCTGTCTACACGCACCAGGACACTGCATGGACCTGGTCTTCGTTCACTGATGGACCAACCGCCATCTATGCCGCTGGTGACAGCGGCACACTGAGCGAGATCCACAAGTTCACCGCAACCCTGGACAGCTCTGGTGTTCCAGTTCTGACGTGGGCTGGCGTGACTGCCACCATGCCTACTGGAGAGGTCATCAAGACCATCTACCAGTACGTGGGTAGCTTCGTTGGCATCGCCACGAGCAAGGGATTCCGAGTCGGAGAGATCGATCAGAACGGCGACATCTCGTATGGGCCGCTCCTGTTCGAGCCAACCGGTGGGTGCGAGGGAATCGTAGGACACGACAGGTTCATGTACGTCGGGTCCGCAAACTCTCACGACGGCAACTCCGGACTGTACAGGGTCGACCTGGGTAACGCAGTCCAGGAGCAGACCACGCGTGCCATCAGGTACGCGTACGCCAGGGACATCTACTACGGGGGGGACGAGAGTCCCGTCACCGCAGTAACCATGTTCGGAGCGAGCGACCGTAAGGTCTTCACTCTCTCTGGGTTCGGTCACGTCAAGGAGTTCGCTACCACCCTGGTACCCTCTGGGTACCTGGAGACTGGGCGCATCAGGTACAACACTGAGGAGCCCAAGCTCTACAAGTTCTTCTCCATCCGCACACCATCTCCACTTCAGGGCAACGTCGCCGTGACCGTCCTCACCGAGGGCGGAGGAGAGATCGACTACATCACCTACTCTCCGGACATTGCATCCGGAGTCAAGGACGTGGCGATCAGCAACCCGTCCGGATCGCAGAACTGGATGAGGCTGAAGTTCACCCTCTTCCAGGGAAGCAACCCAGCGTTCGGCGGGGTGCTCAATGGATGGCAGATGAAGGCCCTGCCTGGATCTATCAGGCAGCGCACGATCACGCAGATCTTCTCCATGTTCGATGAGGAGACCGACCGCACCGGTCAGCGTATCGGCTATGACGGATACGCAAGGGATAGGTTCGAGGACTTCAAGTCCGTCGCCCGAGCAGGCGACGTCGTCCTCTACCAGGAACTACAGGAGGATCTGAGCACGCTTGTCGTCATTGACGACTGGGAGTACAGGCAGACTGCACCGCCTGGACCCAATAGGGGGGCACTGGGAGGATACCTGACGGTTCAGATGAGGACCGTCGCTGAGTCCACTTAACAGGGAGAGAGTATGGCGCTTGAGATGGATGCCATCATCGCCATCCTCACAGGGGCCGCTGGCGTTGCCGGTGGATTTGTGGGGGGGAAGAGGTTCGGTCACAGTCAGGCTGCCCAGATCTCGATCGACACCGTGGAGCTGCTACAGATCGCTGTGGCTGAGCTTCGCACGCAGGTCGCAGATAAGGACAGGCAGGTGGCTGACCTCGGAGCAAGGGTCGAGATTCTTGAAAGCCTCGTAACTCAGCGCGCTGAGGTGGAGCTGGTTCACGAGGAGGTCAAGGGAGTACGCGGCGTGGTCGACCGCATTGCGAGTAAGGTGGGAGTATGAAGCCTGCCTGGTACACGCGACGCATCTACGCTGTGACAACTGAAGAGGAGAGGGACGCTGTCACTTACGTGCAGCGTGTCCTCGGCCTACGAGAGACTGGCGAGCTGGACGATGAGACCAAGTCTCACATCCGGGGACTCCAGGTCCTCTTCGGGCTACGACCTACGGCCATCATCGATGACGATACGGCCGAGCAGATCGAGCGCATCTTCCCGTATGGAGCATGAATGCCGTACCCCAAGAAGTACACCGCAGCCGAGAAGGCCAGGATGAAGAAGGCCGTGGCTCGCAAGACCGTTGTCAAGAAGGCAGCGCAGCTCAAGGCAATGAAGAAGAAGGGAAGCAAGTGACACCGTACATCAAGGATCTCGCACTACGCGTGGTCGCGACGTTCGCGTTCGCGTTCCTCTCCGTGCTCAGCTTCACTGATCTCAGCACCTCCAAGGATGCTGCTATCGCTGGAGCCGCTGCTGCGGCAGAGGTGGTACGTGGTTGGCTAGGCAAGTTCGTGGGTGACCCGAACAACGCAGGCTTCCACAAGTAAGACAGAGAGGGGCCCCCGCAAGGGGGCCCCTTCTTTGCGTTCTACCAGACTGCGCTGACCTCACCGGGCTGGGCGTTGTGCGCCTCCCGGTGCTCCAGCTCCTCCAGCCGCCAGTGAGCGACCTCGACGTGCACCTCGACGTGAGGCAGGAGCTTCAGAGCGAGATCGATGATCTCCTCCGACGCGTCGGAGTCGAGACCGGGAAGCTCGGAGGCGATGTGCTCCCCGAGGGCGACCGCATCGGTGTTCTCCTTGCCCAGGTCACGCACCACGTGCGTGAGCGCCTGGCTCGCAAGGATGCGAAGCGTGTCCTTCTGCATTGACTAACCCTCCGGGTCTTCGATGAACTGCTGCCACGCGTCGTTCGACGCGCGCTCCGCCTGGATGGCGTTGTTGGTGGCCTCCGTCATGGCGTCCTTGGTGGAACCACCCTGAACGTCGGAGTACCGGTTCTTGGCGATGCCCTCAGCCTGAGCGGCCTTGACATACGCGTCATACTTCTTGCCCATGAAGTTCACTCCTGCTCTGCACCCTTTGCGGTGCGGCTTCCTACTGTTGAGCCTGACCTTACAGTGGGGGCAGGTGATGACCGTGTACTTCCTGCCGTTACTCACGAAGCTCACTCACCTTCTCGCAGTACTTGAGCTTCACTCCGGGGTCGATCGTGACCTTGCTGGCAGGCATCCACTTGCGCGTCTGCCTTTGGTGGTAGCGGATCTCCACGTAGTGCTTGGTTCCGCTGACGTGCGTGCCCATGTAGTAGGCCAGCCTGGGCTGGCCACACTCCATGACTCGGGCGTTGATGATCTTCACCGGTTGTCCTTCACTATGACGAGACGCCACATCGGCGTGACGCCATACTTGGAGACGGGACACGACATCTTGTGGCCATCACGCCCGTCTGTGTAGCGGCGATCCACCTTGCATATCGTGCACTGGTGACGGACCATCCTCATGCCAACAGCATCGCTGCGGCAGTCGACACGAATGTCGCTACGTCAAGGTAATCCTCGGCGTTCTCGCTGAAGTGGAACTCCAGCTCGACCTCGACAACGGCGTCATCGAAGGTCAGCTCCAGCTTGATCGTCGGGTTGTCCGGGTTACTCGCCATCGGGATCCTCCGGCTTCGGAGGGAACGGAGGCTTGAGGATCGGCATGTCCGTCACTCGTCCTCCTCGATGGAGGAAGGGTGAGGGGCGTCGTGCTCCACCTTCTCCTCCGTGCTGTCCTGGTCTTCTCCGCGCTCGTGACTCACGAGTTCATCTCCAGGTAGTAGGCGTACAGGATCACTGCATACCCGGCAAGATCCTTGGCGGTGTCCTCGATGGACTCCCACTCGGGGTTCTTTCCGGACTGGGTCAGGCCCTTGAGCCTGCCCAGCTTGATGCCGATCTGAGTCAGCATCGCATCGCGGGTACTGATACCCGCGACATCTGCGGCGTAGTGGAAGTTCGAGAACTCAGACGATGTGACCTTGTAGTCAGAGTTCTTCCGCTTCAAGACTGCGCCAAGCTCCTCCAGGGCCGTCTCGATAAACGACACGGACGACTCCTGCTGCGAGGATGAGGTTCCTGCACTGCTGGCAGGGCTCATGGTTGATGTAGATGGTGCACCCCACAGCCCTGGATCCAGCTCGAAGGAGGGCATTCGCTTCGGCGTGGACTCCGGTACAGGGGACTGCGTTGTAGTCGGTCCCTGCTGGGACTTCGTCATAGGCCAGCTTCCCCCGAGGACATCCACCCTCCGTGCAATTGGGCCTGCCGCTCGGCGTTCCATTGTATCCTGTCGAGATCGTGTGACCATCTGGGCTGACGAGGACGGCACCCACTTGACGTCGAGTGCACTTCGCCTCGTCAGCCCAGACATCGGTCATCTTACGAAAGGGCCGGTCGCTCGGCATCGTAGTCCAGGTTGAGGTTACGGGTCAGCTCGTTGAAGCCGACACGCTCGGCCAGGATCTCTTCGAGACCCTTGGCCTCCTCGCCACCCTTACGGAGGACGATGAGAGTGATGTCCGCAGCCTGCTTGCGGATCCACTTCCACTCGTTGCGAAGGACCGTGTAGTCCTTCGCCATGTACTTGTAGGGCTCCTGCTTGTAGGGCCTACGGCCCCACCTGTCAGGCTCTGCGTCGTTGTCCACGACCCAGCGGTACGACTCCTTCTCGATGTCCGGAGCGCCCTCCTGGTAGGCGTAGACGGGAACCTTCTGCGGGAGCTTGATGGTCACGCGCCCGGAGTCGAAGACTCCGGACACCTGACCGACCTCGGGCTTGCCCGACCACTTGTGCTTCGGGCAGGAGAGGACGATGTCGCCCTTCTCCACCTCAACGCCGAAGGAGTCCTTGCGGCTCATCCGGCAGGGCACCCGCAGTGAGGCGGGAAGTGGGGCGGGTTGGTGCAGTTGTGCTCAGCCATGCTTCGGCTTCCTTCCGTTCTTCCCCTGGTTCTCGTCGGAGAAGTTGCGGGCCGCGTAACCAGCCGGGTTGGAGTGAGAGGCGTCGAACTCCGCCGCCTTCTCGGCTCCGGTCATCTGGTCGAACGGCTTGCCCTGGTCAGTGGTCGGCTCCTTGGCCGACCCTCCGCTGTGCTTGCCCATCAGGACTTGACCTCCATCTCGATGATGTAGTACTCGTCCGTCTCGATCCCCTCGGAAGGCGGGATGTAGACGCTGTTGGCATCCTCTTCCACCGTGACGCCGTTGTCCAGGGCCAGCTCGTGGATCCAGTCCATCGCACCCTGGAGGTTGTCGTACAGTTCGACCGGCTCGGTCGTCACCTGGTCGGTGCCGATGAACGTGGTCTCGTTGAGGATGAGGTACATCGTGCTCATCGCCGGATCCTTGCTCTTAGGGCGTCCGCTCCGGACGCCGCCCAGATCGAGTTTACATCTTCGCCAGACGGAAGTTCAACCCTGATGGCGTTGACCTCCTGGACGAGACGGTCGGCAAACTTCTTACCGGCGTCATCGCCCTCCTGCCAGACGTACACCCTTGTGAAATCTTCGAAAACCAGGTTCCAGTGATCTTCCCACTTGGTTGCTCCGGGAACCCCCACGCAGGGGATCCCGGCCAGAGTGGAACTGAGGGCGTCAAGCTCTCCCTCAGCTACAGCAATAGCAGTGCCCGCACTGTCCAACGCCTGGACGTTGTACAGATTGGAGGAGAGACCCTGCCAGTGCTGGTACTTCCCGTGCCCCACGTCCTTGCACTTGTGCGGAGCGATGCACCGGAAGTTCATGTTGACACAGCCAGCCCCCGTCATGTACGGGATGGCGAGCCTGCCAACCAGCCGCTCCTGACCGGGAAGCGGGTCACGAACTACGCCAAGTCCTGCGGAGCGCGCGGCTGCCAGATCGATTCCCCGACCTGCCAGATACTCGCTCGCCTCCTCCAGGTGTGACGCGTACGTTTCCTGCGCCCTGGCCAGCAACTTCCTTTGCACGACTGAGAGCGTCGCCATAGGAGCAGTTCTCCTTCTTCATGATGAGCTGAGTGGCGTTGCCCTTCATGTCACAGGTGTGACAGACGAACACGTTGAGGATGGTGTTGACCGAGGCGGACGCCGACCTGTCCCCATGGAACGGGCACTTGTAGGCGTACCATCCTCGGTCTTCCACGACCTCTTCGCCACCATACTCGACCAGGATAGGGCCGATCGGGAAGACCGGCCACTCCCTATCCTCTTGCGTCCTCCGGACCATAGCCAGCCTCCTTGAGGAGCCGCATCAGGTCCTCGAACCTGAGCACAGCTACCCACTCGGATACGGACTTCTCGCCCTGACCGTCCATCCGGAGGATCCCGACCGGAAGGTCAGATCCAGCATCGGCCTTGGCCTGCTTGAGGGCTGCGAGCGGGGAGAATCCCCGCCTCGCCTTGCACTCGAACCAGACACCCGGCGTACTGAGAAGGTCACGACCTTGACGGCCTGCCCCCGTAGGTTCCACGTAAGGGAATACCTCCCGAACGTAGTCAGCGGCGATGCGCTGTGTTGCGTACCCACGGTGCTTACGACTCTGACTTGGCACTGATTCGCCTCTCTATGGCTCGCTCCATCAGGAGCGAGATCCACATCCAGGTGACGACGCCACCAAGGAACGAGACGATGCACAGGCCGATGATGTCACTGGTCTCCAAAGAGATCCACCTTCTCGTCGTCGGACACCGAGACGCCGTCACGGAACAGCATCTCCCCGACCTCATCCTCCTCGATGTGGCACAGCGCGGGCTGTGCCTTCATCCTGAAGAACTTCTTCGCCATGGCGTCCTGCGGGCCGAAGCGGTTCTTGACCACTGCGACGTCGATGGACTCGTTGTGGGCATCGCCCCATAGCGTGAGGATGGTCGTGGGGAGCTGGTTCGCCTTGCCCATGATTGCTGAGCGAGGAGGTGGGGTTCCACCCTTTGCCGCCTCCGATGTGTGGTGAACGATGGTGAGGGAGGTCTGCTGGTCACGAGCCATCACCTTCAGCTCGGCCATCAGAGCCCAGTAGTTCTGCTCACCGGCTCCCTCGTAGTCGACATCCATCAGGATGTCGATGACCGTGTGATGCGGGTACTCACCGTGCACCTCACGGAATGCCTCAGCCTCACGCCACATGTGATCCAGCGTAGGCGCTGCATGGAACGACCACTTGACGTGGCCGAACGAACGAAGCGCATCGGACTGAGTGTGCTCACCCGCCATGATGATCTCTTCCGACTCCTCCGTGGTGAGTCCGGTCTTCATCGAGAGGACACGGGTTGCCATGGTGAAGTCGTCCGAGTCGGACGAGTGATAAAGGGTCGGGACGACCGGGCCCATCTGGTCAACGATGTTGAGCATCATGACCGTCTTCATGGAGCCCGGAGGACCGGCGATCATCTGCATGGACGAGCGTCGGAACGTGATCTTCTTCTGTTCGAAGATCGGCCAGGGAGCCGGAAGAGGCTCCCCAGCCGACAGCCCACGTCGGACGCTCCGAAAGAGCGTCTTCAAGGACTACTCCTCTACGGGATCGTTGGAACCTAGGGTACGTTCGAACTTGTCGGCGGCCTCGTCAAGCTCCGCCTCCTGCTCGTCGCTCACTGGTTCTTGATCTGAGCGGAGTACAGCTTCTTCGGGAAGGGACCCTTGCTGTCGGGGTCGTCCGCCGTGTACTCCATGGCGAACATGCACCCCTTGACCAGCTTGCCACCCTCACGGACGGCCTTGCGAGCGGCCTTCAGCTTCTCGCCCTCCAGTCGGAGGGAGACAGCCTCGCCGTCCTTGGTCTGCCCGACCAGCAGGATCGCGGGGATCGGGTCGTACGGGAGCTGAAGGTTCAGCTCCGACTCGCGCACCTTCTTCTGCGACTGGAAGTACAGCCGCTCCTTCGGCACGCCGTTCACGAACTCACGAACGGCCACGGCCTTGGGGTCCTCGGTCACGAGGATGATGTGCTTGGTGCCGACCGACCCGAACTTCAGGCCGGGCGGGGTCTTGCTGCCACCGAGGATGTCATCGACGTCGCTCATTTGTCTCCTTGTTGTCACATGTCCCATGCGGAATCGTCAAGATCCCAGGGCTTCTCGGTAGTTGTCTCGGTTTCGTCGGACGTCTTGTCCCACGGCTTGACGGGGGCACCCTCCTCGATCTCCTCGGCACCGCCGAGTCCATCGCTGAGCATCTTGGCTGCCTCATCGACAGCCTTGTCCTCGTCTTGCACCTTGGACCGCGCGTCAGCACGCTGGATCTGACCAAGGCTGGGGTTCTCGAAAGCCTGAACCTCAGCGGTCTGGTAGTCCTTGATGTACTGGGCGTAGTCCTCGGCCAGAGTCACCGGATCGGGGAGGCTCTCGCCCTCCGACACAGTGAACTCCAGGTAGCCGTAAGGGACCTTCTTCGACGGAATCCGGTAGGTGATAGCCACCACTAGAACGGGTAACCTTCCTCGTCGGACTTGTCGTAGAACCTGGCCCGCTTAGTCGGGCCAGCCTCGATCAGGCAGTTGGGAGCCTGGGTGCAGAAGCGACAGTGGAAGCCAGCGTTGGCCTGCCACTTCCGTTCCTTGACCTTCTCGTATGCCGCCTGGTAGCGAGCGCCAAGAGCGCTCGCATCCACCTCTGTCAGGCCCTTGACGGGGCGAGCATTGGGTGCATCTGGATTGACCATGGCCCACAGTCCGACGTCGAACTTGATCGAACCGTGATCGGTGAACGGATGGTCGTTACCGGAGAGGGGAGTCGAAGTGTTCAGCAGGACCCCGTAGGTCTCTAGCTGTAGGTTGTTCTTCGGCTTCTGCTTTCCGGACTTCCAGTCCACAATCACGGGGCCATGCTTCTTGTGCTCACCGACGATGTCGATGAACGCCTTGACCGGGACTTCACAGCCAGCGATCATTCCGGAAGCGTCGTACTCGACCTCCCAGACATCTATGTCTTCGAGGAACGCGACTGCGTTCTCGAAGCAGCGCTTGACTAGATCAAGCGCCTTGTCCCTGATGACAGGATCATCGGGGCTCCCACCGGCAAGCCAGTTGACGTCGACAGGGTCGATCTTCATCTGCTTCTCGATGAGTGGGTAGAAGTAGTCCTCAGCCTTGATGTTCCCCGGATCGTACTTGAGGTTCATCTTGCCATTGAGGTGCTCCTCCACCATGTTGTGTACTGCGGTCCCGATTGGGAAGAACCACGTCTGCTTCTCCTCGGCCGACTTGACTCGACCGAGGTAGAAGCTACGTGGGCATTCCTCGTAGCGGGACAGAGCACTGTAAGACATGTGCTCTAGTTCCACGAGGACTCCTAGGGGGAGGGAGTTGACGACCTACAGCCGCAGGCGGGGCCTCAAACCCGTCGCACCTGCTGAGCGTACCACCAGTCACGGTGTCCTAACTACGGGTAATCCACTGGCGTGTGGACCGGGGTGACCGGCGACTCAGGTAGTTAGCCCTCGTCTTCACCGTAATTCTGTGCGGATGAGCCGGGTTCGAACCGACACCAGCGCCTCCTCGGCGCTGTGCTACCACTTACACCATCACCCTCACCCATGTGATCAGCATGGGTGCAGTCTCTCGTGGGCGTCCCCTGAGCGACAAGCTCTAGGTTACAGCATCCTGACCCTGGATGCCAGCCTTCTCACGGGCTTCCCTGCGGACACGCCGCTGACGTGCGGTGTTGTTGGCCCGCTTGCAGTCCTTGCACCTGCCGCCACCCTTGACCACGTGCCCACGCTGGCACACGCGGTCGGTCGGGGAGGCCACGGCTCGGGCCTGCTTGTTCTTGGCTCCGGGCGGACGACCCACGTTGTCGTACCGCTTGGACTCCTCATCGAACCGGCCCGGAGGATTGCCCCCACGTACGGTCCAGTACCTCTCCGTTGGAGAGGCCGTCTCTTCGCACTTGAAGTAGACGGGGCACTCGATGCAGATCTCACCTGCCAACTCGAAGTTGACACGGTTGAAGTCGATCCGCTGCTTGAAGTTCATCCCCTCCGTCAGAGGGGAGTCCTTCTCCTGGTACTCGAACAGCTCGAACGCCTTGCCCTTGCAGTTCGCACTGTCCTCCCACCTGTCCTCCGACACCGTGTCGGGGACGAGAAAGGGATTGCTTGCTCTGTTCTTCTCGTACCTGGCCGACTTCGCCGCCCAGACACCGAAGCTCATGCGTACACCCGGTGCACCTTGGCGCTCACCTTGGCGGCGTGGTACCGCTGGGTGATGGCCTCTTCGCACACCGCATTCTTGCATGCGTAGTAGTTGAACAGGGTGGAGACACAGGCTCCCTTGGGGATGGTCGTGCTGCAATGCGAGCACGCCACCTCCTGTCTGTTCACCCTACGCACAGGGCGAGTCACCTTCATATCTCTCTCCTTGGTGTAGACTACGGGTACATGGCAACCAAGACCACGGTGATCCTGCCGGACATCCAGTACCCTTACCACGATGCGCTGGTCCTGTCCAAGATCGTCAAGGTGATCGAAGACCTCCAGCCCGACGCCATCTTCCAGATCGGCGACGCTATCGACTTCCCCCAGGTCTCACGTTGGACCAAGGGGACTGCGGGCGAGTACGCCCCCACCCTACAGAAGCACATCGACGGCTTCAAGGGAGTTCTACGAGAGCTGCGTGACGCCGCTCCCAAGGCTAAGATCACGTGGCTGGAGGGCAATCATGACCTCCGACTCCGTGATTTTGTACAGCAGTACGCGGCACCGCTCCGGACTCTGGACGCACTGACAACGGAGAACCTGTTTGATCTCGAAGCCAGCAAGATTGGCTACGTCCGTGGTCCAGTACGTATCGCAACCAACACATATGCGGTGCACGGTCACGAAGCGCCCGGTTACGCCAGCACTCCGCAGGCTTGGGACACCAAGTTCGGCAAGCGTTACGGGACCGACAAGAACATCATCTTTGGGCACACTCACCAGCCCTACCTCCTAACCAAGGCGTTCGGTTTCGACGGGAAGGTGACTCCCCGATTCACCATGAACGTAGGCTCGATCATGGATCCCGTCCGTGCCACCTACGTCAAGGACGGAGCTGTCAACTGGGTGATGTCGTTCGCGATCCTTCGCGACGACGGCAAGCGCGTCTATCCGGAGCTGATCACGATGGTTGATCGTGGGTTCTGGCTCAACGGCGTGAAGTACTGAGACCCAGTGGAAATTTTCGGAGGTACTGATGAGTAACATGATTGAGCTGGACTACGACATCATGACCAAGATGGTCCGGGATGTTGCCCGCTCGGTGTCCTCCAGCTTCCCCCAGTATGTGACCTCGGAGGACACCGAGGGGCATCTGTGGGTCTGGGTCTACGAGAAGAAGTCCCAGATCCAGAAGGCTGTGGAGGACGGCCCCCAGTGGGAGGCCAAGATCGCATCCACGCTGCGCAAGGTAGCCTCTGACTACTGCGCACGAGAGAAGGCTGCGGTAGAAGGATACAGTGTTGAAGACCTCTACCGCTACACCATTCCCAAGATCAAGTCCCTGCTGCCTGACATCTTCGAGTATCAGGACTGGCAGTCGTTCGGCCTGAAGGGCGACGGTCAGCCGTCGTCCAAGCCCCAGGCAAACCAGACTGGCGACAGGATCGCCGAGCTGGTGGACATCCGGGCCGCCGTGAAGGCGCTCCCGGAAGAGACTAAGGAGCTGCTGTACCTGCTCCACGTGTACAACTACACGGCCGAGAACCTGGCTGAGTACTTCGACATCAGCCTGGAGGCTGCGAAGAAGCGCATGCAGCGGGCATACGGGGCCGTTCAGAGGTCCCTGGGGCGCAGGGACCCGGGAGCCGAGCCGAGCCCGGCAGACAGGCGCACAGTCCGTTCCAACGCAGCCTGGCGAGCGAGCCAGGGAGCGCAGTACGAGGGCTGAGCACACAAGACGGGGGCCACTACGGTGGCCCCCATTTTGCATGTTCAGTACCAGAAGGGGAGCGACAGCGCGAAGCCGATCAACGCTCCCCCGGCGAACACGAGACCGATGGCGAGACCGTCAAGCATTCCACCGAGGATCGTCTTCAGGTCCTCGGGGGTGATCTTCAGGCCACTCCACCTCTTCTTGGGCGAGCCGGTCAAGGTTCTCTCCTTCCGACATCAGCAGACATGACAGGATCACGCTGCTGAAGATTGCCACGACGGCGCTCGACTTGGGGTCGGCACCGAACAGGCTAGTGCTGATCACCCACAGACCGCTCGTCGTTGACGCGCTGAGCAACGAGGCGATCAAGGGATTTGTTAGCTTCCGATTCATCCGGGTTCTCCAGCGCCTCGATGATCTCATCCACCCACGCATGGGCTTCCAGAAGCGCAGTCGCCAGGTCCTCGGCGAGGACTCGCTGATACTGCGCGTAGAACGCTAGGGCACCAAGCCCTAGCGTCCACACGATCCACTGCCAGGTCATCAGATGACCTGCATGTAGTCGTAGTCCGACTTGTTGAGCACGGTCAGGTAGACCTTGCCGGAGTACGCATCGTGACACTTGGCCAGCGCCACTTCACGATGGTCCTCGGATATCGGACGCTCCACCAGGTGAAGCTCGGTGATCTCGTAGACATCGCGGGTGTTGCCGTGCTTGAAGCGGTACTTCTTGCCGAGCTTGTAGAACTCGGCGACCTTGTCCCAGGTGAGCAGGTGGGTCCCGAGGAAGGTGTCGAACACCGTAGCGCCCGACTTGTCCAGCCTCTTGACCCACCAGTAGACCTCACGATCGACGGTGGAGCTGGAGATCAGCTCCACCTGTCGAGTCGACGTCTCCCACGTGGAACCCTTGTTGGGGCTGAGCTTCAACCCCTTGACCAGGGCGAGGACCACGCTCATCTCTCCTTGTTGTAGTACTTCTTCAGGTTGGCGTTGCTGTCAGCCTGAAGTGTGCCGGACTGAACGTCACGGAGAAGGACGCACTTGTCGCCCACCTCCACGACGACATAGTGACGCCGACGTTGGAGCAGAGAGACCTTGTCGCCCGCCTTCCATCCGTCCTTGTTGCTGCCTGCCCCGCCAGCCTTGGCGTTGGACGGAGTGAGGATGCGCCAGAACCTGCTGTCGTACGGGACGAACGTCCCGTAGTCAGCGCCCGCATCGATAACCCATGCGATGTCTGGCCCGCCCTCGAACTCCGGCCCGATCCAGGCCACGTGGTAGACCTTGGACGTAACGGCGGGCGTCTTGAATGCCATGCCCACCTTCGGTGGCTGGGCCGCCTCCCATACGTTGGCACTCCACATGTCGTAGAGACCATCGACTATCCGGGTTGCGACCTCTTCCACCGTACGTTCAGCATTAGCTGAGTCCTCAAGGAACTCAGCTATCCGCTTGATCTGGGCGGATCGTGACGGTACGGCCATACTCCTCCTTCAACTCGTCGAGAAGATCCTCGATGCTGCGCTTGTTGTCAAGCACGTCATCGAGGCATTCTTCCCACACGTCGATGAGGGCATGGACGAACTCCACGTCCCAACCCATGGCGATGGCCAGTTTGTAGTCACCAGGACTACGGTAGCTGCTGTTGCATGTGCACTTCAGCTGCTTACTCACTGACCGCCTCCGTCACGACGGACACGTCCTGTCGGACGACCATCTTGGGAGTGATGTCAACCTGGTAGACGTACTTGGGCGTGACTCGCGTGACGCGAGCGTTGCTCAGGCCGTCTGTTGCCGACTGGACTGCGTCGGCCAGGCTGGTGAAGACGCCCTCGACGGGCGTCTCGGGGTCGAGAGTGCCCGAAGTGGACACCACGAAGTGGGTGCTACTCATGTTCCTCCTTTCGTGGACCCATGGGCTCGCCAGGATGAGGGGGAGAGAGGCACCTCACCCCGGCCAGCTCAAAGGCCCACGCCCAGAGGGCGCGGTCCCTTGTTGCATAGTTCACACTCTACAGGACGGGCTCGCCGTCCTCCTCCTCGAAGCCGATGAACTCGGGCTCGATTCCGTCGTAGTTGTACTTCTTGTCGAGCTGCCTGCCGCGAGCGGCGGCATCGGCCGACTTGCCCCACTCCGCACCGCTGTCCTGAGAGGACTGGCAGTTGGCGAAGTAGTTGTCCGCCTGGTCGGTGAAGGTGATGTAGCCCGCCTCGGCGGCGTGCTTCATCATGTCCATCGATCCGTCCATGTTGCGGTTGCCACCCATGAACTCCAGGGGGACGCCCGCCTTGGACAGGGCGAGACCGATCAGACAGCCCGGAGTCGCCTCCGAGAAGTCGTCCTCGTACTCGAACTCGTTCTGACCCATGACCTGCCCGACGTTGTGCACGTACTTGCAGGTCGACCCCTCCTTCTCGTAGGTGTAGTCGGCACCGCGCTCGGCGATGCACTCGGCCACCAGAGACTGAGCCTTGGCCAGGTCGATGTGAACAGTCATTCTTCTCTCCCCTTACTTCCGTGTGCATCACGGAGAGGAGTGCACAGAGCGAACAAACTACCTCCGGTTGACAAGACCATCATAGGTAGGCCCTACTTATTTTTCGGGACCCTGTGCACTCTTCACCGTGCCCGGCCCGGAGGCCGGGACACGACTAGATCACTGGTTGGTGGGCAGGTCTTCCGAGGAACCCCGGAAGTCGACGTCGGGCAGGATGGACTGAGGCTTGAACGTCACCCGGTGGTGGTACGCGCTCGCCTTGACCGGCTTGCCCTGCTCGATGAAGTACGACACGTTGTCCGACAGACCGGCGAACTCCTTGACGTACTCGTCCTTGCCGGTCTTGCAGATGATCTCCAGCTGGTTGCCCTCATCCGTGATGGAGCACGCACCGACGACCACCATGAGGTACTTGTCGGTGATGCCGTTGAACACGACGATCCGACGCTGCACCTCGAAGTTGTCGGCAGCCTTCGACACGTTCTCGGACGCCACCGTGGCGTCGTCCTCGAAACATGCGGTCGCACCGAGCCCGAGAGTGACCACCATCGCAGTAGCGGCGGCGATCCTCTTGATGCGGGTCATGTGATCTCTCCCCTCATTGGCCCCGAGTTGGGCCGGAATGTGCGGGGACGTGCCCCGCACAAACCTACTCACTCGGAGAACAGGAACTCCTTGTACCCCCACGAGACGCGGGAGTACCCGTCGACCAGCTCCTCGCCGTAGTCGGCGTAGTCGAAGTGGCGCTCCAGGTGGTCGTCCAGCGACTCACCCGTCTCGCTCATCCACTCCCTGGCATAGTCCTCGTAGTCACCATCGAACTCCTGGTGGTACTCGTCCTCTGCCTGCTGGAGGTCGGAGTCGAAGTCCGTCCACTTCCAGCCCTGGTTGTCGACGTAGCCGAGAGTGGCCTCGTCGGGGATCCAGTGCTTGTCGCAGTCCAGCCACATGTAGAGCTGGACCACCTCACGGATCCACAGGTGAGGGCTGGTGTCCTCCTTGTGGATCTCCAGCTCCTGGCCGTCGTCATCGTCCACCGTGAGGGGGGTGATGTCGTCGAACCGGTTGCCGTTCTCGAACGCCCACAGGGCGATCCTGTGAACGAGAAGACCCACCATGGAGTCCTCGTCGATCACATCCGGATGGATCCAAACGTCACCCAGATCGATCTCCAGGTTCTCGCCGTCCGGATCCTGCACGAACAGAGACAGGTTGGTCATGTTGTGTCCCTACAGCTCGTTGAGCGACGTTTCCATGCTGGCAACGATGTTGCCGTCGTAGCTGTCCTCGGGGGACAGCACACCCAGGAACGCGAGAAGGTTGTCGTTGCGGGCACGAAGCTCCGCCTTGACGTCCTCCCGGTCGTAGAACGAGGTGCGGTTGATGGTTGCCACCACACTCAGGTCCTGCACGATGCCGCGAGCGGTCGGGATGCTGACGTGCAACTCTTCCACGAGCTGCGCGACAGTGACCACCCTGTCCGTGTCGATTACTGCCATATCTCTCTCCCTTGCGTGTTTCCCCTAAGCTGGGGTGGCAACGGCACGTCAGGAGACGTGCCGCACCATCACTGCTCAGGTCAGCCGATGACCTTGTTGCGGACGGAGTCCACGACCAGGTCGTGGGACTCGTGGAGGATCTTGGTCAGCTCCGCGTTGAACTTGTCGCTGTTGCCCATGGACAGGTCGTCCACGAACGGCGTCAGGCGGGCGTCGTCGCCGGGCAGGAACGTCTCCCGGAAGACCGTCTTGTCCTTCAGGCCCTGGGCGTCCAGCACGTCGCCGAGGCAGCCGGTCTCGCCGACCTTGACCACGAGGTGCATGAACATGTCCGGGGCCTTCTGGCCGAACAGCGCCGAGAGGGCCGCCATGGGCGACTGGTACGACGGGTTGTCCAGCGTGGCGACCGCGTACTCGCCGAGGTACGTCACGGCGCGGGCGGGGGTGTTGTCCTCCACCGCGTCCTTGACGTCGTTACGGGCGTGCACGGGGCAGGTCGCGTTCATTCCGCACATGATCTCTCTCCCTTGTTCCGTGACTAGCGTCACACTGTGGCTCAGGAATAGATCCCTGGGCCTGGATTGTTTCCCCTACGGATCACCTAGTGACTCCGGGCGGACGCCCTAGCGGACGCCCCGGATGTGGTCAACCACTGGGGGAACTGGATCTAACCAGGTATTCCGGCAGATCGAGCCGCCCACGGGCCTTGGGGCCCGTGAACGACTCCACTCGTCGGAGTGAGGATCAGAACGAGGACGTGTACGGGTGAGCCGGGACCGCCTTGGTCAGCGGGCCGAAGTTCGTACGGTAGTCGTTCAGGCTGGAGTAGCCCTGCCTGTCGTTGGTGCCCAGGCTGGGCATGTCCTTACGGGGGGTGAGCCGCTCGACGTGGGAGTCCGAGATGTACACGAACACCATGTTGTCCTTGCCGAGGAGGATGTCACCCTTCTTGTACTCGGGGTCCTTGGTCCACCGGGACTTGTACTCGTCGTTGATGTACTTGTCGGAGATCAGCTCCAGGTTGCCGTTGGTGTACTTGACAACCTCGTTGCCGACGATCTTCACCGGCTCCGCGATCCAGCGGTACTCGCCGATCGCGTCGATGTAGATCTCCTTGACGAGCGAGTACCCGTAGTTGGTGCCGTAGCCGGTGTAGACGACGACAGCGCCAGCGGTGAAGGAACCCTTGTGCTCGACCGTAGCCATAACTCTCTCCCTGTGTCTTTCCCCTCCGTGCGAAGGGGTGGAAACGCTCACCCCGGAAGGGTGAGCGCAACCATCACTGCACGGTTGGAGATGTACTACCAGCGGCTGGACCAGATGTTCTCCATCTTGACGACCTTGGTGAACGGGTCACCGGAGGCCGTGGTCTGCCGCTTGAAGACGCGACCGCCGTACGTCGTGCCGGTCGCCTCCCACTTGGCCTGAGTCGTCCGGGTACCCTTGGACAGGTTCCAGACGTCCGTCGCCGAGGCGTACAGGTACATGGTGCCGTCCTGGTCCTTCAGGATGTCACCGACGTTGAAGGTCTCGCCCGGCGTCCACTTGTGCGAGTACGACCGGAGCTGCTTGACGGTGTGGATGGACAGCAGGTGCTGGCCGCCGCTCTTGGCGTCCACCCACTTGTTGCCCGACACGTCGCCCTCGGTCACGATGAAGTGGTACTCACCGGTCGTGTCGAGGAAGACCTTCTTGACGATCTTGACGCCGTAGGGGGCACCGTAGCCGCTGTGGACGACGATGTCACCGACGTTGAAGTTCTCGTACGACTTGTCGAGAGCCTTGAGCGTCATTGTTCTCTCCCCTTGGGTGTTGCATGCTCGTTGTGAGTCATGCAGGAAGTGCAGGGGCCGAAGACCCTGCACAACCCTCGCGACTCACCGCGATGTGATCGCCTACTTGACGATCGTCTCGGAGAACTTCTTGCCGACGCCGGTCACCATCTCACGCATCGAGCTACGCTCGGAGGCGGAGAGGTCGATCAGCCACTGCGAGTACGCGCCGTCCTTCAGCTCGCGCAGCTCGTCGTCCGAGATCATGTAGTAGTTCTTCCCGGACGCGGTGGTGACGAACATGCCCTTCTTGGGCACGAACTTCTCCACCTTCGTGGTGAAGGTCGTCTCGAAGTCCTTCTTGCGAAGGATCGTGACGGACTTCTCGTCGTACGCCTTGAACACACCACCCTTGATCTCGCCCGTCTGGACGATGTACGTGGTGATGGTCTCGTTGTCGAGGGTGACGAGCGTGGTGCTCAGGACCTTGACGGAGTAGCCGTACCGGTCCTTGTAGATGTCACCCTTCTCGACCAGGACGCCGCTCTTGCCGAGCGCGTCCTTCCACGCCTGCGTCAGCTCCCCGAAGGAGTAGTCGGTGTTGAACCCGAACGACTTGGAGTCGTACGTGTCCAGACCCAGCTCGTACTGGCCGTCCGAGTAGGACCCGAACAGCTGGCCGAGCACGCAGACGTCGCACGAGCCGAGGTCGAGGCTGTCCAGCTTGACCTTGTCCCGCCAGTTGGCGGAGATCTTGCCGGACGCGGCCTTGCTGTCGAGGAACTTGATCCCGGCAGCAACCTTGGCGGCGTAGTCAGTCATTGTTCTCTCCCCTTGTGTTGTGCATGGTTCCTTATGATCCATGGCACACACCCACCGACGTACGAGACGCCGATGAATGAGATTGTGGATCACACTCCCTGGTCAGCGATCATTGCTCCCACCGGCAGAACCGGCGAGAATCAGGATCACGGCGATGATGAGGATTGCTACGGCTGAACCCTTGTCCATGTCACACCTTCTCCAGCATCCGGAGAACAGCGGCACGCTGGGATCCGAAGCCCTTGTGGGCCTTGTCTCCGGGGATCTGGTAGCTGTAAGCCTTGCCACCAGCACCCTTGACCGCTCGGATCATGCCCACCAGGGCACGAGTGCCCTTGACGCGGACTTCGTAGGTTCGCGGGTCGAGACGGATCACGACCACTGCGGAGCGGGACAGACCCTTACGACCGGCCCTGCACTCACAAGCCTTGCGGCCGGACTGCTGGCACTTGACCGTGTGCACCACCGCACCCTTGGCGCGGCGAACGTGTACCCGGCTGGTCTGCGGAGTGCGGTTGCCCGCTCCGAACCCAGGGATACGGGAACCCTTCAGCGGGTCACCGGCTCCCATGAACGCCTCATTGAACTCAATCGCGTTCTTCAAGGTCTCTCTCCCTTGTCACGGCAGTGATGCCGAGTCAACCGGCCGTCCCCTTCGGGACGGACCGGCTCACGCTGGTCACTGGTTCCGGTACGCCACCAGAGTGGAAGCGGTCTCCCGCTGGTCCGTGGGGAACACCTTGTAGCTCTCGTGCTTCATGGCGTACCCGTACCGAGTGAGTCGGAGATCGAACACAACGTCCGGTCCGTGCTCATCGTGCACCAGGTCCAAGACCTGCTTGTAGGTGGCGTCACTCTGTCCACCGACCTTCTGGCCATCGACCAGCAAGATCACGGTGTATGTCGGCATCATGCGATCACCTTCAGCAGGGCGTAAGCGCGGACTTCCCACGTCAGACCAGGCTCATCAGCGTCCTGGGCGTAGTGGGCATCGTACATGCGGTCCAAGCAGTCGTCCATGAGGGCGTCCAGCTCGGTCCACTCGATGAAGTCGGAGAGTGGCAGAAACACCTGGTCAAGATCGTCCAGTTGCGCCTGCTCCGGCTTGACCGCGTTGCCCCTGCCATCGTGACAGGTGACAGCGTATGCGATCCCAGAGTACATTCTCTCTCCCTTGCGTTAAGGGCCGCAGATTCGATCGTACGGCTCCCGGACAACCGCTGGGCACTCTCGTGCCCAAGCGGCTCCCCGAGGGGCTACAGCAACCATTCACGCCCCGTACAGGCGGCATTCCTGACTACCAAGCCCCTCAACAAGGGGGGAAGAGAGCGTGCCACTCACCATCACTCTGGCGTGTCTGCGCTGACCTCCGGCAGGTTCCCGGTCAGTGGCGCAGATCACCCGTCGTCCAGAGCAGGTTAACCACTCCGGTCCGCAACGGTTTGCGAGTAAGCACGGCCTAGGTATGTTCACTAGGTCTTCACAGTATTTAGTTCACAAGCAACGAGCGCTGCCTTTGACCTTGGGTGCCGCACGTTCACCGTGCGGAGACACACTCACCTATGGAAGCGTGAGACAGCATGTGCCTGTGGTCACCCCCGGCTACCTCCGGGCGCATCCTTGTAAAGCGTGTCGAGCGAGTCGATTGCCCTCGTTCGGCGTGAGTCAGACTCTTTCAGATCGCGTCGACCTTGTCAAGTCCCTCGTTTCGCTTCCCGCTTGTGAGCATGTTGACCTAAGTGGCACCGTGTTTTAGCCCGCTAGGGGTGACTGGCGCTTCCCGTCGGTCGTGCTCACGGGTTGCTAGAGAGACAATCTCAGGTGACAGGGAATCTGTCAAGAGGCAGAACTAGCCCTCTTAGAGACTGACGCACGCTGTTGAGTTGATCAAGTCGCTTGCCCTTGTGGGCTACCCGGCTCGCCTGGTTGCTGCGTGCCGTGCTGACACCGAGAACATTGGGGCTTTGCAGGTAGGTCGGTCAAGCATTGCAGGTCAGAGGCATGATCATCGCAAGTTTGATCATGAGATGTGCATGTGCAAACCGGCCGGCAAACTAGGTATGTCCCGATTTGTCCGTATCAGTAGGTGAGACTGCCTGGTCACAGGCAGGACGGAGGATGAAGCAGGATGATTGGTGCACAGTGGGGCGAAACGGACACCCTGCTACAGAAGTTGCTACAGAACTGGGCTAGAAGATGCCTTGATGTCCAGTTTGTCCACCCCTCGATTCGCTGTTTGCCAGCAAACCTGCACATGTGAGCGCCTGCCCTGCTCATGTGAGCGCTCGTACGTAGGGGTAGATGGAACACACGCGCACGCGTAGGGCTGCTCATGTGGACAGTCCCCCGCTCATCTGAGCGTGTACATCGCACCACATCGTGCACAATCTGGACATATGGGCGCACATATGTACACAAGAGGGCACATATCTATACACATGACCACACACCGACCCGCACCACGCCAAGCCTGGGCGCTCCACCCATGTCCCACCATGTCCTACCATGTCCCACGATGTCCGATGTCCGGTTTGCCCTGCCATGTCGTGATAAGTCACCCGGGGGTTGTTAACGGGAGATGATCATGGGGGAGTGAGTCCCCATAAATTTCCACCATAAATACATGTGACCTCCGTCACACAGGACGTCAGAGGCCAGGCGTACCAAGGGCTGTAGGGGCGTGACTCAGATCACACGGTTACCCCTGTCCTCCAGGACGCAAAAGACGGGTATATATATACTGGGGTAGATCGTGAGGCACAGAGGAGACGAGCTAGACCCCCTGCTGACGGTGAGCAGGTCCAGCCGCCCTAGCGGCTGGGCCTCTTGCTGAACCAGGTTTAACCTAGTTAGGGAGATGCCCTCGTACCTCGGGATCATTCCTCCGACCAAGGGGTTCCGCCCTAAAGGCGGACCCCGTCATCTTTTAAGCCGCACGGCGCTTGAGTTGCATAGATAGAGGGGTAGAGACAGAGCATGGCGAAGGTCTACGTGACGGAGGACGGACGTCAGCTGAAGACTCCCCCTCGTACTGCCAAGCCAAGGAGCAAGTCGGTCAAGGCAGCCAAGTCTGACACGAAGGTCCGCAAGGAGACCTTCATCAAGTACGTCAAGAATGGCAAGTCCATCAAGGAGGCTTGTCTGGACATGGGCCTCACGGAGGCCCAGTACAAGTACCTACGACAGAGTGACGCCGCCTTCAGGGATGAGATGGATCGTCTGCGTCTCATGACGCAGAACGCCAGTGGAGCGGAGGAGAACAGGAAGAACATCCTCCCCTTCCCGGACTGGTGCAAGGAGTACCTGGACACCGAGCTGTTCAACCACCACCTACAGTGGGTGGACGTGCTTGAGGGTCGGGAGCCAAGGAACCTCCACCCGAACCAGACGTACATCCCTGGTGAGCCCGAGTTCCTGCTGATCAACACCCCCCCTGAGCACGCCAAGAGTACGACCATCACGATGAACTACGTGACGTACCGGATCTGCCAGGACCCGAACATCCGTGTCATCATCGTCTCCCAGACTCAGGAGATGGCCAAGAGGTTCCTTCGTGGTATCAAGGACCGACTGGCCTCGGAGAACAAGAACTACCAGAAGCTCCAGATCGACTTCGGTCCAGAGGGCGGCTTCGACGCAGGAGCGGCGGCATGGACCGCCGACTCCATCTACGTCAGCTCCAGCACGCGTGACTCTGGTGAGAAGGACCCCACCGTCCAGGCCCTGGGTATCGGTGGTCACATCTACGGGTCCCGCGCAGACCTCATCATCCTCGATGACTGCGTAACCGGAAAGAACGCCCATGAGTATGAGAAGCAGATGGACTGGCTCCAGCGAGAGGTCTACAACCGACTGTCTTACCCTGGAGGTCGGATTCTACTCGTGGGTACACGGCTGGCACCTGTCGATCTATACGGTGAGATCATCAAGGATGACTACTATGGTGAGGAGGCTTCTCCATGGACGTACCTCACTCAGCCTGCGGTCCTTGAGTTTGCCGAGGATCCAGCGGACTGGAAGACGCTTTGGCCTCGCACTAACCGTCCGCCTGTTTCTGTGGCGGGACGGCAGCTAGTCCAGCAGTACGAGGACGGCACCTGGCCGATGTGGACGGGCGAGGCGCTCAAGAAGCGCCGCGCATCCATGAACCCGAGGAACTGGGCTCTGGTCTACATGCAGGAGTCCGTGATCGAGGATGCCATCTTCCCCGTGAAGGCGGTAACCGGATGCGTGGATGGAATGCGAGCCGCTGGCGTCATGTCGAAGGGTGCTCCCGGACACAGGCCCAACGGCATGGATGGCCTGTACATCGTCGGAGGCTTCGACCCCGCCATGACTGGGCACAGTGCCGCAGTCGTGATGGGAGTGGATCGCTACTCCGGCCACCGCTGGGTACTGGAGGTCTGGTCGAAGGGCAACCTGAAGCCGGACGACATCTTCGACAAGATCAAGGAACTGACGGTCAAGTACGGCATCAACGAGTGGCGCATCGAGAAGAACGCGATGAACCTCATGGTGACCCAGAACCGGGACATCAAGCAGTTCCTCGGCTCTCGTGGATGCCTGCTCCGTGAGCACTTCACCGGCTCCAACAAGTGGGATGCTGACTTCGGCGTCGCCTCCATGTCTGTCCTGTTCGAGGGGCACGAGCGTGGAGAGAACCTGATCCACCTGCCCTCCCGCTCTGGCGGGGAGGGCGTCAAGATGCTGATCGAGCAGCTGACCACCTGGGAGCCTCTGCCTCCGGGCGTCAAGACCAAGAAGAAGACAGACACAGTCATGGCCCTCTGGTTCGCGGAGATCCGCGCACGAGAGCTGGTCGGCGAGGTGGACAACGTGTTCCACGTAGCCAACGAGTACCAGAGCCCCCGCGACCGCGAGCGCTCTATCACGATCGACCTGGACTACATGGCCCAGGCAGACATGTCACAAGGATCAGGAAGTTGGTGGGGTAACTAATGGCAACTCCCATGACGGCTGCACAGCTCGTCAAGGCCCTGAAGGACGAGGGGGTGAAGGTAGTCGAGGTTCGCGACTGGGAGAACCACGAGCGCGACGATGAGACCGGCAAGGCGTTCGGTCCAGTCAAGGGTGTGCTGATCCACCACACCGTGACCAGCGGTACGCAGAACAGCGTGGACATCTGCTACGACGGCTACGCGGCCCTGCCTGGCCCGCTCTGCCACGGCGTCATCGCCAAGGACGGAACCGTCTACCTCATCTCCAAGGGGCGTGCGAACCACGCTGGCGGCGGTGACCCGAACGTCCTCGACGCAGTGGAGTCCGAGAGCTACGGCGACTACCCGCCCGCCTCTCAGTATCACGAGGGCAGTGCTGGTGCAGTGGACGGCAACGACGTCTTCTACGGCTTCGAGTGCATCAACCTCGGAGACGGCGATGACCCGTGGCCTGCGGCTCAGGTGGAGGCGATGGTCAAGGCTTCGGCTGCGATCTGCCGTCACTTCGGCTGGAAGGCCAAGAGCGTCATCGCTCACAAGGAGTGGAGCGACTGGAAGTCGGATCCGCGCGGCATCGACATGAAGGACTTCCGCACTCGCGTGCAGAAGGTCCTGGACGGCGGTGTTACCCCTCCGAAGCAGCCACCCAAGCCGAAGCCGGTGTACGCCCCTTTCCCGGGCGTCGGTTTCTTCCGTCTGGGTAAGAAGCACCCGCTGATCACTGAGATGGGCAAGGCCCTCGTCAGGGCGGGATACAAGGGATACAAGCAGGGACCTGGCCCCGAGTTCACCAGGGCTGACATCAAGGCGTATGCCTGGTGGCAGAGGAAGCTGGGCTACACCGGCAGCGATGCTGACGGCTACCCCGGCAAGTCGAGCTGGGACAAGCTGAAGGTAGCTAAGCCCAAGTAAGGAGAGACATGGCGCTGACCATCGACAAGGTAGCGCAGAAGGTGGAGTCGCTGCGTCGGGCAGCGGCTGACCGTGATCAGCGTCAGCGCGATGTCCACGATGTTCGCTCTGGCGACATTGACACGGTGATGCCTGGTGCCATGCCTGACGCATGGCCCAAGCCTATCGTGGCCAACATGATCGATACGGCAGCACGAGACATGGCTGAGGTCATGGGCGCTATGCCGTCGATCAACTGCGCATCCGGAGTGGTAACGACTGACAAGGCGAAGAAGTTCTCTGGCAAGAGGACCAAGATCGCCAATGCCTACGTGCAGCACAGTCAGCTTCACTCCGGTCCGCAGGTCACCTTCTGCGACTACTACAACACCTTCGGCATGGCGATCTACGTGATCGAGCCGGACTTCGAGTCCAAGATGCCGAGGATCCGAGTAGAGAACCCGATGGGCGTTTACCCGGAGCTGGACCTGTACGGACGCGTCCGCAGCTACAGCAAGATCTGGCGTGACGAGGCAATCAACCTAGTGGCGAAGTTCCCACACCTTCTTCGCGTACTTCAGTCCAACGAGGTTGGTAGCCAGGAGTCCATGGGGTGGGAGCACCGCGAGATCGAGGTCGTGAAGTACTGCGACGGCGATCAGATCACGATGTTCCTCCCCAATCACGGAAACCAGATCGTAGACATGATGCCGAATCCTCTCGGCAAGGTCTACGTCTCCATCGCCAAGCGCCCCGGCTTCGACAACGAGGTCCGTGGTGCATTCGACGATGCGATCTGGGTTCAGCTCGCTAAGGCCCGCATGGCACTGCTCGGCCTTGAGGCAACTGAGAAGTCTGTGCGTGCACCGCTGGCCGTCCCTCGTGACGTCCAGAAGATGACGTTCGGAGATGACGCAATCATCAGGACGGACAACCCAGAGGGTGTCCGTCGTGTGGCTCTCGATGTTCCGCAGTACGCCTTCCAGGAGGGCAGCATGCTGGACATGGAGGCGCGTCAGGCCATGCGCTCCCCGGAGGTTCGCTCTGGCAACATCGATGCGAGCATCATCACCGGCAAGGGCGTCCAGGCCCTGATGGGTGGCTTCAACACCGTCATCACCACTGGGCAGTCTGTCATCTCGGCAGCTCTGGCCAGGGCGCTTGAGCTATGCTTCGAGATGGATGAGAAGTTCTGGCCCGGCGAGAAGAAGGTAGTCAGTGGTGTCGTTCAGGGAACGCCCTTCGAGGAGACGTACTCGCCTTCGCGTGACATCAAGGGGTCCTACACTACGGACGTCACCTTCGGGTTCGCAGCGGGACAGGACCCTGCACGTGCGATCGTCGCACTTCTCCAGCTTCGTGGCGATCAGCTCGTTTCACGCGACTTCGTCCAGCGACAGCTCCCGATGGATCTCGATGTCGTTCAGCTCCAGACGCAGATCGACAACGAACAGTTCACTGACTCTCTCAAGCAGGGGATCATGGCATACATGCAGGCTATCCTTCCGATGGCGCAGCAGGGTATGGTCGATCCCGTCGACGCCCTCACCAAGACGGCCAAGCTGATCGAGGAGAGGGAGAAGGGCACCTCGGTGCACGATGCTGTACTGAAGGTGTTCAAGCCCAAGGAGCAGGCCGCAGCAGCGGCCCAGGACCCGCTGGCCGCCCTTATGGGTGGTGGAGGCCCAGCGGCACCAGGTGGCCCCGGAGGCGGAGCGCCACAGGGAAGCACCGCTCCAGGCGGTGCTGGTCAGCCACAGGGATTCGACATGATGAGTCTCCTGGCCGGTCTAACCGGTAAGGGCGAAGCAACTATGTCAGCACGAACTCAGAGGCAGACTGGTATCTGATGGCACTTTGCTGGTACTGCAAGAGGTCCGAGTACCACGACTACAAGGACCGACATGGCATCCGCTGTCCCGCATGCGGGCAGAAGGAGAAGGACGACCCGGCCAACCAGCCCGTCGTCAAGACCGTTCCGAAGCGAACTACAAGGAGCAAGGCATGAGCGAGCAGGGATGGTTCGGGGGTAACCACGGACCCGAGGGCGACTGGAAGACCCTGAAGGGTCGTATGCTGGAGCCTCACACCCGGCAGCCGATGACTTCCACCTCGCACGGCGACAGCCGTGCACAGGCACCTGCGCCTACCATCGGGTGGGAGACGCACATCCTCGTCAACACGGGCATGACCCGTGGTGGCGGGACTATGGCCAAGTAA